CCTCCTTTTCATTCTGCTTATATTACCCAATGCTCCGTCCATTGCAGGAGCAATTTCTCCAACCAGCGCACCGCTGTCAAGGTATACCTTTTGACCCTTGATTACTTCAATCAGCTCGTTTAGCTTGTTTAGTATCGCTGTGTTGGACGGCGAATTTGTAGTATGCTCTGTTCGTTCAACTGCTGGTATTTGAATAACTTCTGCATTTGCGAATCTTGTGTTTATAGCAAAATCCATCGGTTTCATAGGAGTGCGGTTATTTATACCGGATTTCAAAGCGTTTACGGCTGAATCCGCATATTGTTGTGTAGTCTTTATAGTATTACTTTCTTCATCTATGATACCTTCTGAAAAACCAAGTCCAAAAAATTGTCCCATCTTACGGGTGACTCTCGACGGAGAATGTTCATCTAATGCTTTCTGCAATGCCGCAGCGGCTGCGTTACCCACTTCGCGCGCAGCTGAAATAGCACTGTCAATTTGAGAACGCATACCCTCGCTGAATCCCCATGCAAAATTGGCACCGTGAGACGTGGTGTCTTTATCTAATTCCTTTTCGGCACTTTCTGCGACTGTTCGTGCCGCAACAGTAACAAATCCAGTTGAACTTTCTAAACCTTTACCAAACTTTTCAGCCGCTGCCACACCTTGCTCATTAGCCATACGCTGCGCTTCTGTAAGTTCATCATGAGAAATATTACGCAGCATTGTATATGTGTTAATCATTTCGTCTGTAACAGATTCATCGCCTTTTTTCTGTGCTTCAACAAGATTATCAACCATCTGTGAAAAATCGTTGTACTGTGAATCAAGCTCTTCAACAGTTGCATTTCCGGCAGTCAGCATATTATAGGAATACTCGGCGGCGTATCTCTGCATTGCGCCTATGTTCCCTTCCAGAGCTGCTGTTCGCAGGTCGCTGTATTTAGTGATTTCATTGTTGGCTTTGTTAATATTTTGGGTTTCTGTTTCAACTGTACCGCTTAGACTTTTTATATTCTCTTCTAATCTTTGTACATCCCCGCAATAACCGCTGGGGTCAAAACCTTCTGGTACTATACCAGTTTCGTCCCATTCTTTCCGTTTAGCATGCAAATCGTCAAGTTCTTTTTCCAACTCGTTAATTTCAGATTCTGCTTTAACTTTCGCTTGTATTGATTCAGCACGGTCAGCTATTGCTTTATCATAATTTTCTTGTCCTTTTTCAAGCATGCTTTCAGCTTGCTTTTTTAAGATAATATTGTCAATTTCATCTGCAATTTCCTTATATCCTTTTAGCTGCCCGTCAACAATTTCAAGAGAAGTATCTAACGCAGGATTCAACTCGTCAATTATCTGCTGAACGGTATATTCACAATGTTCTTTTATTTTGCCGTTTTTGTCGACAACAGTACTTAATCTGTCGGCTAAGTCGCCATAATGGTTATATTCTTCAAGCACCGACTGTCCTATATCAGCATTTTTCTGTTTTATATCGTCAAGCTTTTCTGACATTTTATTGGCATTGTCAGCCATTTTAAGATATTCTTCAGATACTTGACTTGTCTCTTTATGAATCAAATTCAATGGGTCAATAAAATCAAGAACATCTTGTAGTAGTGTCGGAAGATATTCCACAATTAAGTCTATTGTATCTACCACTATTTTAAAGACAGGCTCAGCAAATTTCCAAATATTTTTTATAACAGGTACTAGCTGCTCAATAATAGCTTTTGCTGATTTAAGAGCGTCCTTAATTATCGGTAGAACAGATTTACCTATGCTGCTTAATATCGGTGTAAGCTCTTGTGCAAGATATTTTCCAATATCCATAACAGCATCAATAGCAGATAAAAGCTTATCCTGCACTGTTGGCAGCCAATCTGTAGCCTTCTCCACAAGATTACGCAGAACCGGAGTAAGCTTATCTGAAATGGCGATTTGTGCGCCTTCCAATGCGGATTTAAAAAGCGTAACATCGCCCTCAAGATTATCCAGTCGGATTTCTGCCATTTTCTCAGACGCGCCCGTACAATTTTTTATAGAATCTGTAAGCTTATCGAAATCTTCATCGCTTGAATTAATCAACGCTAACAGTCCCGACATTCCTTCTTTTCCGGCAATTGCAGAAGCGTACTGGGTTTTCTGGACTTCGTCAAGGTCTGCAAAGCTTATTCGCAAATCAGACAGCGTTTCTCCGAATGATTTAGTTTTTCCGTCTGAATCTGTTAATGATATACCAAGATCGTCCATAGCTCCGGCTACTGTATCAGTAGGAGAAGCAAGATTTGTTATAATATTTCTCAATGACGTACCGGACTGTGAACCCTTGATTCCTGCATTCGCCATAAGTCCTATTGCCGCTGACATATCTTCAATGTTATATCCCATGGCTCCCGCAAGCGGAGCAACATACTTAAATGTTTCTCCCATCATGCCTACATTGGTATTTGCATTTGTTGCGGTCTGGGCCAGTACGTCCGCAAAATATGTGCTCTGGTCTGCACTCATTCCGAAAGCAGTCATAGCGTCCGTTACAATATCAGAGGTTGTAGCCAAATCTTCACCGGAAGCTGCCGCCAGATTCATTACTCCGGCAAGTCCGTTTGTTATATCAGTGGTTTCCCAACCAGCCATTGCCATATATTCCATAGCTTGTGCTGATTCAGTAGCGGAAAATGCTGTTGTAGCACCCATCTCCTGTGCTTTGGCTCTCAGAATTTCAAATTCCTCGCCTGTTGCTCCGGATATTGCGGCAACTGTAGACATCTGTGAATCAAAGTCCATTCCTGCGCTTATACACGCCTTGCCAAAATCCTTTATTTTATCGACAGCAAATGCGGCAACAACCGCCGCTCCTATTTTCTTTAGGGCTTTGGACATTCTTGGTTCAGCGTTTCCTACGTTCCCAACAGTTTCATCAATCGCCCTGTTAGCTTCGGAATTATCAACAGCGATTTTACCAAATAGTTTAAATATTTCCATGTTCCACCTCCTCATAAGGATTGAAATTTGCTAAAGTGCGGCTTGATTCTGCAAGCATTTCAGAAATATCCGGCGTTTCAATTTCCGGCGGTATTACTAAATCTCTGAATTCTCCCCATGTTTTGCCTGTAGCCTTGTTAAGCCATATCTCCCATACCTTTTCTTCTTCGTGTATATCTATAAACTGTGATATAAAACTCGTAAACTGACCAGTTTGTATATATCCGTCAAGCAAGTCAAACGGAGATGAATATCTTGAGAAAATCATATCAAAGAAATTTACTCCCGCTTCTCCTCCTTGACCAAGTATTTTGATACAACCGTAAAAAAATCCTTAAATTCTTCCTTTGTTAAAACCGCTTCAATCAGTTCTGCGAATTCACTCATTCCCAACTCAGATATTTCATTGGACTTCATTCCGCTTAAATCTGCAAGGAATGAATAAATATCTGTTTCACACCTCGGAAGATTTTCTAAAACTGTTCCGACCATTTCAATAATTACTTCAAGTCCTATCACTGAAAAATCAGCGTTGCCTCTTATCTTCCCTTTTACAGATGGAGTATTAAAACAATTCTTAAATTCCGATATACCGATTTTTGAAATAATTTTAACCATTACAAATATATCTTTTGCACAAAGCTTTCTAAGTTCAAATTTCTTTTCTGACATTTTATTTACCTCACTTTTTAATTTTGAGTATGAAAAAAGCGTCCTAAAAAGAACGCTTGACTTTTTATGAAATTGTGGTATAATAAAAGTGAAAAGGGCAACTGCGATAAGCGGTTCTCCCGAAATGTTTTGGTTTAAAGAAACACCGTTACATTTGGCAGATGGGCGGTGTTTCTTTTATTTAGAAACTATTTCTTGTTTTTATAAATATTATAAAACAAGGAGATAGCAGTTAGAATTACTAAAGTGTACTGAAACAGTCCATCATATGTAACCATAGCTATCACCTCCCTTGTCAGGGAGAAACCGCCTACCGTTTTATGCAGAAACCCGATTCACTTTTTAGTCCTGATTTACTCAGGACTTTTTTATTATATCACGAAAGTATTATTTTGTCAATTTATATCGTTTTTGGATAATAAATATGATATGGCAACGTAACAGGGTTATTGGTCAAATCTGCATAGCATTCAAACGTTGCCTTAATAACTGTAGCTTCTTTGTTTTTACCTTCAATTTCAAGTCCGCTGGTGCAGAGAGCGTATTCAAAAATAACTACAATATCTCTTCCGTCAAGGGTCTTTCCGACAAAACCAAGGTTTTCTATGTAATCGCCTTCGCTTATTTTTTGATTGGAAATTATCTCGGTATATCTTGAAGATATCTCTCCCCCTGTATTCAATGCGCCAACAACCATCATTTTCAGTATTTCCGGCGTTACTTCAATAATATTGGCTTCAACCTTAGCAGTCTCACCCGTTTTTACTGCGAGACCTTTGACTTTTACCGTTGCTCCGTCTACTTCAACATCGCTGAATTCCGGTATAATGGAAAGCTTTGTGCCGCCGCTTGTTGCGCCTATTACCGTACTTATCAGATTCCAACCTGTGTATTTTTCAAAGTACGTTTTATTCTGTAAAAATGATTCGTCAGTGGTTTCAGTGTACGATACTCCTCCGCCTGAACTGCCTGATATAGTGTAATAGGTTTTGTCGGGGTGTTTATACGTATCAGTTGTCGGTGCATAATGCTCGCCGTATTTTAATCCCTTGTGGAATGTTCCGGCACCAAACATTATATTCCCCGGTGTATTTTTAGATATGCCTGAATGCAGTACTTCATCATTAATTCCTGCCATGTTATTTCACTCTCCATTCTTTTACTTTTAAATTTATTTGTATTCGTTTGAGTTCGTCAACTCCTGTAGGAACAGGCATTGACGAGGTATAGAAAACGGCAATACCCGTTTTATCTTCGAGTATCGCCGTTAATCCGTCTTCCGGAAAAATATTTTTTATTTCAGCTTTTACTTGCTCAAGACTCAGCCATGAATCCCGTGTTGTTCCTGTAAGAAGAAATGTACTATTACTTTCCCCGTCCTCATTGATAGGCTCAGATTCAGTATATGAACCGACAAAATAAGGATACTGAATATCCTTTGTCCATTCTTCAAAACAATATGGGATTCCAGCGGCATTAAGTTTGTCGGCTATAAATTTAAGTCCGTTTACCGTCATTTTCCCATCTCCGATTTTATAATCCGTTCTGCCTCTTTGACTATGGCGGAACGTTTTGTCTCAAAAGCATTATATAACATTCTTCGGGGTTTTTTACCTCGTGTAAAGTGCCCTCCTTTTTCATCAACATATACCCAGCCTCCTTTTCTGCCATCACCGTGTAATGCGTATTCACCAGTGCCAAATTCTTCCCATATTGCATTTTCAACCGGAGAACCAATTGTGGCTTCTCCTTTGGATTCATCGACAGTAAAGTTCCATGATGCCTTTAATTGCCCTGTATCAACCGCAGTGTTTTGCTTAACTTGAGATTGTATAACATGCGCAGCCTCATATAGAAATTTTACAGTGGCATCATTCAAAGCGGCTTTAACCTTAATGGAATCGTCCTTTAATTCAACGCTCATTACTGTCCTCCCGTAAATTTCAGATAGATTTCCAACTGTTCATTCAGCTCCATGGGATTGTCAATAATCATAATATCGTATATTTTGCCGTTAATAACAACTCTGCTTTTTTCAGCAGAAATACTCTTGTCAAGACTTACATAATCACAAATAAAAATATGGGTTGATTCCTGTATTTTAGCATTGTAGGTATTGTATTTAGAATCTCCTCCTGACATGTCAAGAAAGCCGATTATGCTTTGAATTGTTTTCCACGCTTTTACAGCTTCGCCGATTTCATTTGTTGTTGATTTGAAAACCTGAAAATCCGCTTTAATATTACCGCCTATCCCTTTCATGCTAAAACCTCGCTTTTATATACGGTTTCAAGAAACCCAATAAGGATTTAGGGTAGCCCATTACCGAATTATCACTGTCCATATTAAAATATGTCACTGAATGCCTTGATATTGTTTCTGACTGTATCCCCACCTTGTCACGGTTCTGCAAGTCCCATTTCAGCATATTCACCACACCCATTATAACATCGGGCGGATATTCCACTTTTGTTATTAGATTCTTCTGACAATCAATCAGATCACTGTCAGCAATGATCCCCTTTTCGGAAATTTCTTTGACTGTATATACTCCGTTATTCAACAAACTGTCGGAAATCTGAATGGTATCCCCAATTTTAAGATACTGAGGAGGATTCAATATTTTGTTATCCAGTACCGCAGACTGAGAGCGTATAGAACGCACCTGAAAGTTATTATTTGTGTATTTACGAATTAATGATTCCAGTGCCTGAAGCTTTACTTCAAGCACCGAATCGGATTCTTCTGTCTCTATGTACTGCTTTAAATCAGCAGCTGAGATAATCATAAAAAATCACCTTATTTCTTAAACTTTGCAAGGACAATTTTAGCGTCATTTGTTAATGCTACTCCATAATATTTTGCGGCTGTAATGTCATGGCGCTGTGCTTTCGGGAACCATTCATGATCAACCTGAGTATCCTTTTTCAGGAAGATTGTCAGTGCCGGAAGTTCGTCTTCTGTATACTCGGTTTCCGGATTATCCGGCTGTAACTTTATAATCGGGCAAAGATAATACTGTGAAGCTGCTGCAACGGAATTTACTTTGTCACCCACCCCGATCTTTGCCTGACAATACGGCTGAACTGTTGAAAGTTTCTTAGCTGTAGAGGATTCTGTGCCGTTCTCTGCAACAATGGTAATCGTACCATCTTCTGCCTTTTCGTACTGAATAAGCTTTACCTTTTTGGACTTCTTAATCCAACAGCCTGCTATCTTACCGATCGCACCGTTTACTGCAACACCGCTTGTGAATTTATCAGCCGACAGGAAATCATCGTCTTTGAGAAGTGTTGCTTCTTGTGCCGGATTGATAAACATAACCTTTTCAATTCCGTCCTCTTCATCTTCAAACTTTGCGTTTGCATCGACAATTCCATCATAGGAAACTGCCGCAAGTGTTGAAGCCGCATAAATATTAGTACCTGTGTATGCCACATCAAGTACGTCATTGTCTACCTTGCCGGCTATGGATTTTGAAAGCTGTGTTTCAGCCTGACCGATCGGATTTCCCAAACCGCTGTTAATAGCTGTCTGATAAATCGAAATTGACTTACCGGCACACTTGATTGTGAATGTTGTACTTGAAGCTGTTAGCTTTGCAGTCTGCATTTCGTTCCCCTGCTCAGGGTCAAAGTCCTCAGCATCACCTACATAATTCCATGATGGTACTGTCTTTGTATCACCGGCTGTGCCCTGTAATGTAGTATCAACCTTTGCATAAGGAGTAAGCTTACATAGAGCTACCGTTTTTGCTTCAATCATATCTCCCATTACTTGTGGATTAATAATGTCATTTAATTTAGTTACTGACATAATAAATTACCTGCCTTTCTTAATTTTTCATGGCTTCATTATATGCATCAGGATTTTCAGCATATAAAGCTGCCCTTTCCGCATAGGGTTTCTTCAGAATTTCATCCTTAGTTAATGTATTTTCTTCCCCGCCGCCGGGAAGTCTGTTGTCTCCCAAAACCTTAAAGCCGCCTTTATTTTCACCAGATTCAAACATATTCGGGAACTGTGTTTTCAGTCCGGAAAGCTTATCCTCCCAGCCTTTGATATTACCGTTTTCATCAAGTTCTAGTTTTTCGCCTTTTTCATTCAGCTTGAATGTAAGATAATCCACATCGGCAGCTTTTGCGGAAAGCAACGCGACTTTAACAGCGGATTTGAGTCTGGTTTCTTCAAGCTGCTCCTGTAGATTGATAATATCGGTTTCATATCCGGAAATTTTAGCTTGTAAATCCTCATTGCCGTTTGTTGCTTTTTTCAAATCTGCAATAAGCGTATTAGCTGTGGCAAGTTCAGTTTCCTTACCTTTGAGAGTTTCATTTAAAGCATCGTAATCGCTTTTATTTACATATTCTCCGGTACTGATATTTCCGATTTTCACCTGTTTGTCCTTGTTTGCTTCTGAACCGTTATACTCATTGATTTTAGATTCAAATTGAGAGTACAGTTCATCACCCAGAATTGCTTTTAAAAATTCCATTTAAATCTCCTTTCTAAGCAGTTTTATGTCATGCTTAGGACAGTGCGTGACCGCACGGGACATATAAAAAGCACCTCGGTGAAGTGCTTAATCAACTATTCAATTATATCAATGCCATATTCTTTAGCACATTCGTGCTCAATTCTGCAACCTCTTGCATCATTCCAGCCTTTGCAGAAGTAAACCACATCAGCAGATGAAAGAAGTTCAATCGACTTACCGAGAAACCATAAAGGCTTAGTTTCAGCAGGAGCGTTTTGAAAAAATGAATCAATAACTTCAATATCATCTTTCATGATATCCTTAGCAATTGTAATCGCTTCGTTTCGCTCTCGGAGAATTTCTTCGTCTGTTTTTCCTCGCATTGGCTGTGAAATAAATAATTTTTTCATAAAGTTGACCTCTTTCTTAAATTTTGGGCATTAAAAAAGCACCTCTTTCGAGATGCTATATGAACTGTTTCCATTTTGGAAATAACCACTTTGGGGTATGAGAAAACCGCCTTTTTACGGGCAGTTAAAATTATTTATTCTTTATACTTAAATCATACAAGCGGATAAATTCGATATATTCTGGGTCAAGTTTATTATATTCACCCTTAACAAAAGCTGAAAAGCTTTCAGCAAAATACTCCGACTTGCTTGATGTTGCATATCCGGATATTTTCCCAGCGTATTCTTTCATTCCGTTTCCAATTAAATTGTTTGTTTTAGCATCAAATACTTCCCACTCAATATGATGCCCGATTTCGTGTACAAAATAATCATACGCTGATCCATCACCAACGAGGGTTCTCCCAGCCTCTTTGTATCGCAAAGCCAATTCTTTTTGAGGACCTGATAACTTATCAATGTTATCCATGACTGTTTCCCAGGCTTCGCTCGAATTTTTATGATAATCTGTAAGAGTATTGTTATTTTTAAGGACATTTTTATTGATATAAACCCCGTGCTCAACTGGGGAATAAGCCATAACAGCATCAGCACTCGAAAATATCTTTTTACCTTTTGCGGATAATGGATCTATTGGTTTAATGCCGCTAATTTTTGGAAAGCCATAATTATCAAATATATCTGTTAACGCACGATTTATTTCGTTTGCGTTATCTATTGATATGCCTTTAAAATTAGCATCGCCTTTAAATGTTTTATCGCCAAAATATGATTTAACATATTTTTGTGCGTATTTCTGTGCTTCCTCAATACTCTTCGCTGGAACAAATTCAGACTTTAAAACCTTTGGTATAGCAGCACTTCCACCTGATTTGTCAATATAATCCCAGTACTTTTGTTTAAAATCATAGTAATCTTTTACATTATCAAAATACATCAGCTCGCCGGTTTCATTATTCCGCTTAGTAAATGCGCCGTCTAAATCCCATCGGGGTTTTGTAAGTAAAACGCATCTGCAATTACAATCCTCTGCCGCAACTCCAAAATTCAGCGGAGCACACGCAGTCAACCCATCTACTTCAAAATCTTCCTCCAGTTCTCTTACCTGACCGTCAAGCTGTCTGTGATGCGGGCGTGTCACACCATCAAGGGTAGCGTCCCAGACTTTTACGGTATCCGCTCCTCTCGCTTTTGCTTTTAAAGCGGCATCAAGAGCGGAACGATTATGTATCCTGTTACCCTCTGTTCTTACTATTCTCATTGACTGATTGACCGTGATATTTGCATGACTGCGTATATTTCGCGCTATTTCAGCATACGGCGATGCTGTCGATATTCCTCTTGATATCTCGGAAGAAATACGCTTTTTCAGATCGCTTACGTTATTCCCCATTTTAGTATAAAGTCCCTCGGAAATTTTACTGTCAAGTATTATAGCTTCAACAATTTCCTTTTGATTAATAGGAAAAATCAACGGTATTCCCTGCCCCTGCAAATCGTAAAGCGTACCAATAAATCCGTCTTCATAACAATCTTTCAAGTAATCGCTTACCGATTCATACTGATTACTGTTTAGATTTTCAAGTATAGCAGAGACCTGACCTTTTAACGCTTTCTGATATTCTATCCGATAAATTTTTGACTGTGTAAGTTCATCGGATAAAAGTATCTTTATTTTTTCGTCAATTTCCGAAAGAGACGATTCATAAATCTTTTTCAATTCAGAAAGTATCTCTTTTTCACTTTTAAGCTGATGTTTAAGCAGTTCCTTTTGCCGATTATTCATTTTGCGTTTTTCCTTATATCCTTAAGAGCTTCGGCATATTTATTATTGTAATCAGTACGTATATTTGCCTTTTCCGTTTTAGCAGAAGCGCTTATTGAGTTTCTCTGATTTTTTGCATCAGATGTAACACCTGCTTTTCTTTTTGCATATGTTTCCCGTACTTTAGAAATTTCCTCCTGAATACGCTGCCTGGCAAACTTCTTTTGATCCGGATTCATATTTTGCAATTTAGTTCTGAGACTGGTAATTATATTGGAACATGACTTCGCAAACATTTCTCTTTTTGCCTTGGCAGCAGCGGTAACATCTGCTCTTTGCCCCTGTGCCTTTTTGGTTACGCTTTCAAGCTTCTGCTTTTTCTCTGCACTCAGCTTATCCTTGACATACGCCGCCATTTCCTTTTGGGAATTCGTCATGCCTTTTGTGGAGTGCCGACCTTTAAGCTTTTTATGTTTTTCATAATACTCACGCGCCTTTACGGGGTCATAATATTTACTTGCATATGCCATTTAACCCAACTCCTCTAATAAACTTTCTAACATGTCAAGTACGGCTTGTTGTGTTTGCTGTTCTTCGTCTGAAATATCTTCTCCTTCAATTGCCGATTCGGCAGCTAAAAGACTTTCGTCTGCGTTTTCCAAATCCGGAAGCCTATCCTTAATTTCTTCGTAATCAATATCAAGTACCTCGCATATGTTCTGCATAAGCGTTTCACTGTCAAGCTGCGCCGCAAGATTCAGCAGCGTATTGATTCTCACAGACTGTTCCTGCGCTTCTGTAAGCTTAATTTGTGCGTTTTCCTGCGCATTGCTCATAACTTCACGCTTAAAATTAAAATAAACGTCTTTCATTTGATAATCGGTCTTGTTATGCTCATTTATTTCGTCAAGTACCGGCTTTAAAAGTTTTCTCAAAAATTGCTTTAAGCGGATTTCAAGCTTTGAACATTTCAGGTCAAGCAGTGAGTACGCCGCCTTGATCGCAATATTGGTTGTAGCGTTGGTATCTTTCAATCCGGAAGTATTAAGCCCCATTCCAAATCGGTAAATATTTTTCTCATCAAGTTCAAGCTTGGCTTGTCTTGCCTGATACGGAATGTCAACGGTTTTTACATCAACATCACCGTCTTCCCCAACTCCGATCATCTTTTTTGTCTTTAAATTCTGCTGCAATTCGTTGAGGTCGTTGCCCTGAAAACCCTTTACTGCATATACCGGAGTATCAAAATCAGCAAGATTATTTGAAAGACTTGAAGCCATCAAGTCGTAATCATCAATCAGGTCTTTTACGGCTTTTAGTCCTGTAATTTGCTTTTTGTTATTGTCCAGACGGAAAAACGGAATAAATCCGAATCCCTTAAAATACGTCTTTTCACCCTTTGAATATAAAGTATGCGGTCTGGGATTTATTTTTTCTGATTCGTCTTTTTCAATTTTTCCATCGTTACTCTGAACAAAATAATAAACCTGTTCTTTATCCCATACCTGAATTTTCGCTATTTTTTTATACCCTTTTTCAATGCGGTCTATATATTTGTAAATTACGCAATCCGTATCGCTGTCAGTATCCTTTGATCGAACCTCAACTACCCCCAAAGAATCGGCACACTGAAATGCAATTCTATCTTCGGAATTTTTATAGGCGTACATGTATTCAAATCCCTTAGATATGCAGCCCGTAAGCGTTTCCGATAATTCGGCGGTAAAATCTTCATTGCAGTTGAAATAATCGTCCAGTTCTTGTTGAAGTTCCGGTATATCCGATTTTATGTATTCATCACCCGAAAGCATATACTGTACCGCCTGATCTACAAGTTCGGCAAAGAAAGCATGTGGAATCCTGTAATTTGCTCTGTACTTATCTTCAACCAAAATTCCGTCATCATTGTAATAAAATAAACGGTAGTCTTTTATGTCATGCTCCCCTTCATAATATGACTGCCCTTTTCTTGCATGCAGTTTCTTTTCAGAACTGTAATCCTCTGAAATAATCCGCTGTATTTCCTCAGCTGTCAGCATTTTTTCACCTCCATTAATAAAGCCATTGATTTTTCTTGTTTAATATCGTATTACAAAAATACCTTACTGCATCCATTGCATGGTCATGTTCTTTAATCGGTTTATCTTCACCGTGCTTTGCCGCTTTTTCGTCCCATACATATGCTGAAAATTCTGAAATGGCATTCGTGCAGCAATTCATAAACGCAATCTTTTCACCCTCAAGAAGTGAACTTGTAAATCTAATTCCTTCCAAAACATCGTTATCAGCTTTGCCCACCGGAAGCCCTTTTCGTCTCAGACACGCTATAAAGCTTGCCGCCGATGGGTCTACGATAATCAATCTTATTTTTTTATCGCCAATAAATTCAATCATATCCTCCGCATATTCTTCATCAGTTTTTTGCACGCCTTTTAATCTGCCGTCATAATAATATTCTTTGGTACAAATCCATCTTCCGTCTTTTGCTTTTTCCCACAATAAAAATGCAGTAGGATTCAGCGTGCCATAGTCCACGGAAATGTATTTTGCATTATTATCATCAATTTTGGGTAATTCAGAAAGTACATGCTTCTGTTTTGAAAACATATCATATATAACCCCCTCCGCTAATACCCACAGTCCCTTAATATATCTGTCATGAAACACTCCTGTAAATTGTTTTTCAGCAGATTCCAATTGTGCAAGGGAGAGAATAGGATTATCTGACATCAAAAAATGCAAATGCAGTGCGTTTTTTTCATCAGCTTTCTGAATCCATTCGGTATAGAACCAATGGAATTGATTGTCCGGATTGCAGTTAAACCATAATTTAGCCTGTTCGACTGAAAGCGTTCTTGTTACTGCCTGTTCAACAAATGAACGGGGCATTAACGCTACTTCATCGAAAAATACACCGCTTAACGTGATGCCTTGAATCAGCATATATGATGATTCGTCCTTACCGCCGAAAATGTAAAAGTAATTTTTCTTTCCCATTCCCTCAACAGTCAGCAGATTTACAGAACGGGTATAAGTTACCTTGAAATAATGGGTAATATCAACTATTGATTGCAAGGGCATAATAATATTACGTTCTGCCGACCGTACAGTTTTACCGCATATACCGAATGTTGCGCCGTCAAAGCGTCTCATAGCCCATAAAATAAATGATGTAATCATGCAAATGGTTTTGCCCGAACGTACAGCACCATCACAAATAATCGCCTTGTAATCGTCCTTATAGCACCATTTGAAAACGGTTTTTTGTTTAGGAGATAATTTTTTAAAGGTCATTTTGTATCGTCCTCCAAGGCTTTATATAACGTGGGTTCTTCTGATTTTTCCGGAATGCCTTTAACAGCATCTTCCTTTAATTTTAATTCTTTACGCTTCAAAGCATGGTTTTCACGCTGAACGGATTCGCCCATAAGGTCAATCAGCATATCTGCCGCTTTAAGATTTCTTTCGGTCAATGCCTCATCTGTCAGCATATCTATAAGCTCTTCATAAAGTTCCGGATTTTCCTTGAATTTCTTTTTTAACGCACTCTTAAAACTTCTTGATATTCCGGAGGCTTTACCGCCTTTTCTGCCATTTTCGACCGCTTCACGACCGCTTCGGAACTGTGTATCTGGATTTCCCTTTTTTAAGTTTTCATTATTCAAAATCACCACCTACCATAATAAATTTAGTCATGAAAAAAGCACCTCCGGGGAGATGCTTGAATAATTTTTAAAGCCCTCACTGGGACACATCGTTGAGAGGTGCGTGAGGTTCTATTAATCCGGTTTTACCGTTTCGGACGTATCCTAATCAGGCTAAATAGTTGCAACCGGAAACTACTCTAATGCTTGGCGCAGTCTGCCGGAGTTGCACCGACTGAAACTACCGACTGCATAACAGCCGTCTAATTTCAACAGCTGTAAATCAAGGAATAAAACAATGTAGAAGAGAGGTAAAAACGGGCGGTGCTGCTTTCGCCCTGTTTCTATAGATTAATAATATCATATTTATTATTGTAAGTCAAGGTAATTCATTGTAATTTATTGTAATTTAAAAATTATTACCGTGAATTTCAATGAAATCTTTAATAGCTTGGTCATGATTATTATAAACGCTTTTTATTTCAGTATATTTGGAATGTTCAAATATTTCTTTAAATGATTTGTGTAAAATATATCGATCTGTTAATAATAAACAACTTTTAGGATATTTCAATTCAAGTTGATTAATTTTTTTTCTAATATCAATTTTAATTGCTAACAATCTTTCCTTTTCAGTTAGTACATCTTGCTGTAGTTTATTAATTTTATCTATGTAGTTACACAATTTAAGTTCTGTACCATTTTCGTTTTTACCATTTTCAGTACCATCTGACATTGTAACCTTGCAATCTCTTATCTCATCATAATTCATTTCAATTTCTTCTTCTTTTTGCTTAATTCTATTCAATAATATATCAGTCAGCATTAGATATTCCTTAGCAGTCAAACTTGTCCCTCCTCTCAACCACGAAATCAATTTGATTCAAATTCTTATCCCGTATGTACTGTTCTGCCTTAACTGCGTTGTCAAAAATTCTGTAATTATCCTTGATGTCACAAACTATATGCCCGTTGTATTTGTCATAGATTACATATGTTTGTGTTGACATTTTAATTCTCCTTTGCTTTAAAATACTCATGGAACCCTATCATTTCTTCGTGTAGCTTTTTAGCTTCGGTAACGTTAACATTTGGCTTTTTCGCAAGTTTAGATTTTCTTAGCTGCTGCATAAATGGCAGTGATTCCGGCAGCACCTGATTCATGCTCAGACCTATTTCTTTCAATTCCCGTTCCGCCATACAATCAAACACGTCATCAATAGTGTGCTGATGATATTCGTCCATGGTTTCATTTAGCGTTTTTATAAAATCCTCCATGCGCTTTTGTTTCCAGCCTGTATGCCTTGATACAGCTATCAAAAAAACCAGCCCATTTGCGTTTATGCACCTGTCTATTTCGGGCATAGCCTCCCCACATAGCCATCCTATTTCCTTTTTGGAATACGTTCTTACTCTTGATTTCACTTTAATCCTCCATAAGTTCTTTGTATGAAATACCATCAGTTAATCCCGGTGATTTATCGCTGTCAGTAGGCATATATTTTGCGTTAGTAAATGACGGATATTTGTACTCTATCATGGCAAAATTCGCTACGTCTACAAGATATTCGGTGTTATGGGTTTCCTCATACAGCTCTAAACGTCTTTTTATACTTTTGTAAGCTTGGGCTAATTCCGGATACGTTTGAGAACACCATCCATATTTATAATGGGACACCTCAATAGCATTTTTCATTTTTGTAATAAATTCATCAGAAAAGTCTCGCCGTAATATTTGTTCTCTAGTTTCCATTTTCATTACCTCCATATTTCAATTTTAAGCCTGCTTTTAGGCGTTATGATTTTAACCTTGTAATTCCATTATAACACATTCAAAATTGATTACAGCGCATTCTAGACGGTGTTTTCAGCGTTCAATGCTTTCTCTGCATCTTCACGGGTACGAAATACAGTATTTTCATAATCACTCCAATCATTATTCCATACTGTAAAAGTAGTGTTATCCGAGAAAATAACCTGTATAAATTCTTTGTGAACCTTAATTCCGTCAATTTTCATTTGTTTTATTTCGTTTGGCAATACATAATGAATATATACTGCATCTCCAATTTTACAAGGTAACTCAACAATTAGGGATTTATCTTTATAACAGTCATACCCTTCCATATGTTCAAATTCTTCACCAAGCGCTTTATCTAACATGGTTTCCGGCACACCTGATTTTATTGCATATTTTTTGCATATTTCGCAATGATAACAATTCTCACACTTCGCCATTTTCAGTCCTCCACATACATGTCAAGATCATCATCAATAACTATAGGTTCATCACCAGTAAATGTGATTTTCAATTTTTTATCTTCGTCTGCCTCAACTATCATTACGCAATTTTTCAAAATTGCAACCGCCTTATCACCCGGCTCTAATTTTTGATTTTTATTTTTCTCAGCATATTTTTCACAAAATAAATTAAATGCTTCTATTGTATTAATCATTTTCTTCTCCTTTCAGCAATTCGGGATTATCATGGATATTGCCGACAATTTCTGATTTTGCAATCCAAATGTGAAGTTCTCTGCTAAATTGCCCGTCTCTCTGTAAAAATTTGCTGTGTTCATTATCCCATTCAACAGAATAAATTCCCGATCTGAATTTTAAAATATCCCCCTCAAAAATCTTAACGCCGTTCTTGTCTGTTAATCCAGTAAATTGTCCTACTGTTTCGGGCATGACTATATACGGATATATAAAATTTCTTTTAGTTATTGTTATTGCATTTTTTAAGCGGCTTAAATCACCGTAAACCCATTCATCGCCTGTTTTCCCCCTGAATAATATTTCTCTATTCATCTTTCAATACCTCCTCTTCATTCACCAACCTTCTTCCGCACTTTGGACAGTAATTAATTAGATTGTAATAGGCACACGGATCGTCAATTCCGTCTGCACTGCATTTGTCCGTGCCGCCATCACCCCAATAGTCACACAATAGGGTACATAGTCTGCATTTATCTTCTGCGCAATATTCGCAGCCTTTGTCCCTTTCCAGCTTTTCTTCCATAACCGTTATAGCCACGTCAATCGCCTTAATATCATAATCAAACACGGAATCAGGCTCATCATTTTTAGCAAAACCTTCACGGTCACGCTTTAAGTCATCTAATTGTTCTATGGCTTCTTTAACCGTCATTTTTATCTCATTCATGGCGTCCTCCTTTTAATTTTTTCTTCTGCCTTTGGGAAAAACTTGCGTCACCCGTCATAATACCTATTACCTCGCATGCCAATACGGCGATATCTTCCGCATTGTCTGATTTTTCAATATCATTAATCAGCGTTCCTGCCTTGCGGATATTATCCTGATGCGATTTGTATACCGAACACCATTGTTCATAAGCCACTTCAAATTCCGTACATTTACCTATTATCTGCTGCTTTTCAGCTTTGGCGTCATTTTTTGAAATCTCGCCTTTTTTGTAATATCTGTATAACGACCTCAACGTTATATAAAAACACGTTTCCGGCATTGTCAGGTACTTAGGCGGCGGAATGTTTTTAGCAGCAGAAAGTTCTATTTCCTTTGTCCGCATAAATACTCCTCCAACGATTTAACGGCTTCTTCCCAACCGTGGCAAACAACGCATTTATTACCTTGTTCCTGCAATTCAGTGATCCACCAATTTTGGTTATCCGAGACTTTCCCCTTTTCGGCTTTCAGCTCTATGTAAAGACTGAGATATTCGCCCCGCGCAACGGGAAGATGTAAGTCGGGAACACCTGATTTAACACCCTGTAATTTTAGCTGTCTGCCTTGTATCTGGGAGCATTTACGCTCGTTAGGAATGTGATACAGTAATTTCAGTTCCGGATATTTACGCCGTATACCAGGCTGCTGAGTCCATTTGATCACATTTATCTGATGCTGTGCTTCTGTCATAAAAATCAACCTCCCATTACTCTGTTTAAAATCTGAGACGCTTGTAATTTAGTAAGACTGTCAAAGTCAATCTCCTCATTCCTGCATTTTCTTTTTATCAGATTTATTTGCTTGTCCGACGCAGGATAACGTCCCCAACGCTTGGCTTTTTCAAGATTCCAGATATATTCACTGTCGGAATAATTTTCATTTAATTCTGTGTACACCGTATCAATTGCACTTTGCATATCAGTTCGGCTGCCATTATAGATCACGTTTCCTAGTTCGTCCGGGCAAGGTATAATCAGCTTTTTTCTATCCGGAAGATTACATATCAAACGTCCGTCCGGCATCTGGAAGAAATTAATATCATGTAAATTATACTGCTGTTCCCGTGCCCACAGATTCACAATTTCAATATTTCTTATCCAGCTGGACGGTGTATCCGCCGCACGTTCAATTTTTTCAGGCAGTTCGAATAAATCC